AAGACGAGGAAGCCAATGAGCAGATCTCCATAGATCTGGGAGATGCCTACAAGAAAAAATGCATGGAACTGTGCGTCAACGCCTGTAATGCCGGGATAGGCTGGGTCCACTATTGGAAAGGGCCTGACAGCGAATTCCATTGGGGCGTGGTCCCTTCGGAAGAGGTGATCCCGGTATGGTCTTCTGATTTGGATCATAGTCTGGTTGCCTGTCTGCGGGCTTACCAGGATATTGACGAAGATGGCCACATGTGGGACCTGTACGAAATCTGGGATGACCAGCAGTGCCAGACATACCGGAAACGAAATGATGAAGGGCTGGACAGCCTTGTGCCTTGGGCACGGTTTGCTACCGGGACTTTCCTGATCGACCTGCCGGATGGTGATGCCAATGTGTTTAATCACGATTTCGGACGGGTACCATTTATTCCCTTCCAGAACAACAGCCATGCCACCAGCGATCTGGCCCAGGTCAAAAAGCTGATTGACTGTTATGACCGGGTGTTCTCCGGGTTCCTCAATGACCTGGAAGACATCCAGGAAGTAATTTTCGTCCTGACCAATTACGGCGGGGAAGATCTGGGGAAATTCCTGAAAGATCTGAAGTACTACAAAGCCATCAGCCTGGAAGACGGGGGCACTGGATCCGGCGGCAATGTGTCCACGCTGACCATCAATATCCCGGTAGAAGCTAGGGACAAGATGCTGGACATTACCCGAAAGGCCATTTTCTCCATGGGCCAGGGCGTGGATCCGGAGCAGCAGGGGATGGACAAAACCTCCGGAGAAGCCATGAAATTTCTGTATGCTCTCCTGGAATTGAAGGCAGGCATGACAGAGACGGAATTCTCCCTGAGCTTTAATGAGCTGATCCGGGCCATTCTCCGGTTCCATGGCAAGGAAGATTTAGCCAGGACAAAGAGTGGCATCATCCAGACATGGACCAGGACGGCCATTCGGAACGACGCCGAACTGGTTGACATGTGCGCCAAATCTGAAGGCATCGTGAGCCGGAAGACGCTGCTGAAGAATCATCCTTTTGTGGAAGATGTGAGTGACGAAGAAAAAGAGCTGGAAGCCGAGGAAAAAGCCCAGGCTGACAAGCTGGATCCCTATGATGATTTGAAGGATGAAGGAGGTGATGGAGATGCTTAAACTGCTGTTGGCTTACATTGAGCAATTTGGAGCGGATTTCCCGATTTCCAAAGTCAAGGACCGGAATGAGTATGAAATCTGCCGGATGGTCCAGGAATGCCTGGAGACCAACAAAGCCTATGGAGTGGCGGAAACCGCGGCTGCGGAAACCGGAAAATAAGCTGAAATCCCCTCTCGAGGCAGGTGAACCTCGGTAAAAACCGGAAGGAGATATCTATGAACATTGAAGAATTGCTGAGACAGCTGGGCATTGCGGAAGAACAGATGGAAACCGCCAGGGATCATGTGGAAAACTTCCTGGACGGGGCTTATATCCCAAAGTCCCGTTTCAACGAAGTGAATGAGAAAAACAAAGACCTGTCAGCTCAAATCGCTGACCGAGACAAACAGCTGACCACCCTGAAAAAGGCAGTGGGAGACAACGAACAGCTGAAAGCTCAGATCGAAGAGCTCCAGAAAGCCAACAAGGAACAGAAAGAAGCCGCGGACGCGCGGTTCAAGGATCTCCAGATGGACAGTGCCATCAAGCTGGCCCTGGGAGATTCTGCTCAGGATCTGGATATTGTTTCCGGCCTGATCAAACGTGATGCCATCGTCCTGGGAGAAGACGGAAAAGTCTCCGGCCTGAAGGAACAGGTGGAAACCCTCATGAAAGAGAAACCTTTCCTGTTCAAGCAGGAAAAACCGAATCCCTACCAGCCCCATGGCGGTACGGGTCCGCAGGTTGACAATCCCTTTGCCAAAGAGACCTTCAACCTGACGAAACAAGGCCAAATGCTAAGAAAAAACCCCGAACAAGCCCGGGAAATGGCCGCCGCGGCCGGGGTAAAGATTTAAGGAGGAATGATTTATGCCTGGTACGACTCTTGCGGACGTTATCGTCCCTGAACTGTTTACCCCTTATGTGATCAACCATACGGCAGAACGCTCTGCCCTGTTCCAGTCCGGTATCATCCAGCGGACTGCGGAATTCGATGCTCTGGCCAGTGAAGCGGCCCGGACTCACAATATGCCTTTCTTCGAAGATCTGAATGGCGACGCTCAGAACATCGTGGAAGGCACGAAAATCGAACAGAACAAAATTACGTCCAACAAGGATGTATCCACCACCATCATGCGGCAGAACGCATGGAGCGCTACCAATCTGTCCGGCGCCCTGGCTGGATCTGATCCTATGGCAGCCATTGGGAACCTGGTGGCCGATTATTGGGCCCGCCAGTATCAGAAGGAACTGCTGGCTATCCTGGCTGGTGTGTTTGCTTCTGCCTCTATGAAGAGCCATGTGCTGGATCTGTCCAGCGGCACCGGCAAAGCGGCCAACATCTCTGCTTCCGCCTTTATTGACGGCCTGCAGCTGATGGGAGACGCCCAGGACCGGCTGACGGCTGTTGCCATGCATTCCGCAACTAAAGCCTACTTAAAGAAACAGAATCTGATCGTAACGGAACGGGATTCCAACTCTGTGGAATTCGATACCTACCAGGACCGCCGGGTGATCGTGGATGATGGCTGCCCTGTGGCGGATGGCGTCTACACCACCTATCTCTTTGGCCAGGGGGCCATTGCTTTCGGGGAAGGAACCCCTGTGGACTTTGTGCAGACGGAAGTGGACCGGGATCCGAACCTGGGTGCTGGCGTCAATATCCTGTACAACCGCCATGCCTTCATCATGCATCCCCGGGGTGTTGCCTGGACCAACAAGGCCCGCGCTGCCGTGGAATCTCCTACCCGAGAAGAACTGGCCAATGGGACCAACTGGAACCTGGTATACGAACCCAAGCAGGTGCGCCTGGTAGCCATTAAGCACAAACTGGGCTGATGGGAGTGATTCTGGATGAACAGCGAAAAGTACTGGGCCAGGCGGGCCGATGCAAGGGAACGGGCCTGGCACAAGAAGTCCCAGGAGACCATTGAAAAAGAGCTGGCCCGGTACTATGCCAGGTCGCTAGCTGAAATCCAGAAAGATATCCAGGCCCTTTACGGACGGTTCGCTGCTGACAATCATCTGAGCCAGGTGGAAGCCAGGAAGCTTCTCCAGGGGCAGGAATTTCGGGAATGGCGCTACACCATCCAGGAGTATGTGAAGCAGATCAATGCCGGGAATACGGGGCTCCTGAAGGAACTCAACACCTTGGCCATGCGCAGCCGGATCAGCCGGCTGGACAAGCTGTATTCTGATACGGTAATGGAACTGGACAGCCTGGGCCGGAAAATCAGTGCTTCCATGAGAAAGTTCCTTTCTGACGCATACAAGGACAATTACTTCCAGAGCTGTTACGAAATCGGCCGGACGGTGGGACTGAAATCTCCCCGGGTGGTGGTTTCTCGAAAAAGCCTGGAAGATGTGTTGCGGGACCGTTGGAGTGGGAAGAACTATTCGGAGCGGATCTGGAAGAACCAGAAACTGCTGGGGCAGACCCTGAAGCAGGAGATGGTTACAGCCGTACACCGGGGAGAATCTGTGGAAGTCATTTCCAAACGGATTGCCCAGCGCATGAATGTGGCTTCCAGCAATGCTACCCGCCTGGTACGGACAGAACTGAACTATGTGGAGAACCGGGCAGCCCTGGACAGCATCCGGGCTTCCGGCATGGACTACTACCGGTTCATTGCCACTCTGGACAACCGTACAACGCCGATTTGCCGGGAACACGATGGACGTATTGTAAGCGTGGAAGAAGCCTCTCCAGGGGACAATTTGCCGCCCCTGCACCCGAATTGCCGGTCTACCATTGCCGGCAGCCTGTACGGTCCGGAAGACGGGCACAAACAGGAAGGCAAACGGATTGCCAGGGACGAAAAAGGGCGGAACTACTATGTGCCGGCGGATATGACCTATAGCCAATGGCACGACAAGTATGTGGTGAAGACCCAGATGCTTCCGAAAAATCCTCATGCCGGCAAGGCGGTCCTGGTGGATATCACACCGGGAAACAATGGCGGGGATACAGTGAAGGTGTACGAAGGGGAGAAGATTCCTCATAAGCTGGCTTCTGGCAGTAAACTGAAGGATCCTATTCACTTTGATCTTACTGATCCAAGGTATTTACCTGTAGAAAAACCTGATGACGTTGAACGTGTGAAAAAATACGTGAAAGATGTCATGAAAGTTAATGTTTTTGAAATTGGAAATTTGAAAAATGCGGAAGTTGTTGAACCATTTCTAAATGCATATATGGAAATTAGTCAAGCGTATGAGATACCAAATAAACTGTCAAGAATCATTCTAAGAGTAATGTCATTGGGGGATTTTGCAGTTATCAATGGTGGTACATTAGAATTAAATGAACTTTATTTCAACAGCAAAGCATTAGCAGAAGATGGAATTAAAGAATTTATTAAGAGAGGAATACTTCCTCAAAAGGCTGATTTGCAATATATTGCATTTCATGAATGGGCACATTCTATAACACAAGACTTTCTTGACAGAAATCCTCGTTCTAAGATGCATACTTTATTCAGAAGGACCTTTGGGAAATATTTTATTGACAATTCTTCGCATGATGTTTATGAATTTGTTGCAGATGCAATAGCTGCACAACATTGCGGAATGTCTTGCAAATATGCCGATAAAGTGATAGAGTTTTTTACAAGAGAGGAGGTCTTATAAATGTTCCCAGTATGTAAATGCATGAGTTGTAAACACTATGTTGTTTATCCTAAAGAGAGCATGATAGGGCGCCCTTATTGTGATGCTTTTCCAGAAGGTATTCCTTGTGAAATTTGGTGGGAAGAAATGGATCATGCAGAGTCTTACCCTGGTGACCATGGAATTCAGTATGAACCAGCTAATCCAGATGCTGAATAGTACTAAATAAAAAGCACCTAGCAGAAATGCCTGGTGCTTTTTTCATGCCTGAAATGAGGTGATATTTATGACTACGTTCCTGGAACCAGCTGCTGCGGAAGCGGAAATCCAGAGTAATGTGGCTACCATTCGAGGAAAGCCCGCAGAAGGGGCGGATGCCGCCCGGCTGCTGCTGTATGCCAAATATTTTGTGGCGGAAGTCCTGGACTACTGCAATCGGGATGATTTTCCCCAGGCTCTGTGTATGACAGGAGCCGAAATCATCGGCCGTTGGATGGAAGATCTGGAAAATGGCGGCCGTTCTGCGCTGAAATCCATCAAGCAGGACGATACAGAATACCAGTTTGCCGTGGCTGATGCCTCTCAGGCTGGCAGCACACTGGAAAGTGATCTGGCGGCCCTGCGTCCCCGGCTGAACCTGTACCGGAAACTGAGGTGGCCTCAATGACCCCGCCCTGGGCCCGGTGCCGGAAACTGCTGGCACGGTATATGTACAAGGACCGGGTCACAGTAACCCGGCAGGTGAATGCGGTGGATGAAGACGGTGCTGACATCTATGATCTCCAGGATGTGTACAAAGATGTACCCTGCAAACTGAGCCAGTATGGCAAGGAACTGCAAAGTGGCCAGGAAGCCAGGGCTTTCCACATGAGCAATGATCTTCGGCTTTGTGTGGATCCGGACATCAAAATCCTGCCCAACGATATCCTGACCATCACCCATGAAGGCCAACAGTTCCAATTGAACGCAGCCATGCCTTTCCCCTATCCGGACCATGTAGAAATCAGCGTAAGACGGAAGGAGGAAACCTGAATGGGAATCCACTTTTCCAGCTTCGACAAATTCAGTGGCAAACTGGAGACCATTACAGAACAAGGCCCGGATGTGGTTGACCGCTTCCTGGATCAGGAGGCAGAAGTCATCAAGGGCCGGGTGCAGAACAACACACCGGTGGATACCGGCCTGCTCCGTGGTCGATGGAGCCATACAACAGCTTCCGGTGGGCAGTGCCAGATCTATAACAATGTGGACTATGCAGCTCATGTGGAATATGGTCACCGGACCCGGAACGGAGGCTTTGTAAAGGGCCGGAAAATGCTCCACCGGGGCATGCTCCAATCTGGGAAAGCTTTTGAGGCTGACTGCGCTGCCATTTACAAGAAATTGCTGGGAGGCTGATGCCTTTGATTGCCCTGAGATCCATCAAGGCCGCCATAACGGCCAAACTGAAAACCAAATATCCCAACTGTAAGGTGCACTTCGACAATGTGGAAAAGTCGGAAAATGCACCTTATTTTTATGTGGAATTCACCACCAGTATTCACCAGACGCTGGATGAAACCTACACGGACAGGACTATCCAGGTGGATGTGACGTACATCCATCCCAAAGATGCCAAAGGCCGGGTTGACCGATCAGCGGTATTTGATGTGGGGGATGACCTGGACACCCTGTTCCGACCCGTGCTTCAGGTGGGAGACCGGTACATCACCATCCTGTCCGCAGAAAGAACCATGGTAGATGATGTGCTGCATTATATCTTTGACCTGCAGTTTACGGATGCCTGGACTGACGAAGAGGTTGGATACATCCGTGGTGAACTGATGCAGTCCCTGGAGCTTCAGCTAAACGGGGCTGATCTGACTGAACAAGACTAAAGGAGGAATGACAATGGCGAATGAAGCCGAAGTATTTGGCCTGCCGCAGGTCATTATCAATTTCCGGACTAAGGCTACTACAGCCATCAAACGGTCTGCTCGTGGTATTGTAGCCATGATCCTGCACAATGAAAGCGCAGATGAAATCAAGAATTATGTAATCCGGGATGTGTCTGACATTCCAGAATCCGGACTGACTCCGGAAAACGTGGATCTGATTAAGAAATGTCTGCTGGGGACTCCCCTGCGGATCCTGGTTTATACCATGCCCTTGACCTCTGTGGATGGAGCCAAGAACACCCAGGCCAATGTGCTGAAGATCCTGGCCAGTATCAAATGGAACTGGCTATGCGCGCCTACGGCAACTACTCAGGAACAGCAGGACCTGGCCAGCTGGATCAAGGCTCAGCGGACCAACAAGAGGAAGACTTTCAAGGCCGTGCTGAGTGATCAGGCTGCCGACCATGAAGGCATCGTGAACTTCTGCACCAACAATATCAAAGTTCAGACCGATACCGATTCCAGCGGGAAGGCTGTCTATACAACCTACACGGCTCTCCAGTATACGGCGCGGATTGCCGGCATCCTGGCCGGCCTGGCACTGGACCGCAGCGCCACCTATTTCAAGCTGACAGAAGTGGAAAGCGTAGAGGTCTATGAAGACATCGATACCCTGATCGATAAAGGGGAGCTGCTGCTTCTGGACGAACAGGACGGGGACGGTGTCAAGATTGCCCGGGCCTGCAATTCCCTGGTGACTTTTACCACGGACAAAGGGGAAGATTACCGGTACATCAAGATCATCGAAGCCTTGGATATGATGACTGATGACATCCGGGATACCTTTAAAAAGTACTATGTGGGCAAGTATATCAACGACTATGACCACAAGATGCTGTTTATTGCAGCCATCAAGGTCTACTTCGAAGGCATCAAGGGCAATGTACTGGACAAAGATTGGGACAACACTGTGGACATTGATGAGGAATTCCAGTCCAATTATGCAAAACTCCATGGGGATGATCCTACCCAGATGACCAAGATGCAGATCCGCCAGTACAATACCGGAACGAAGCTGGCTCTGAACGGGAATGTGAAACCGGTGAATGCCATGGAAGATCTGACCATCAACTTTACGTTCTGAGGAGGTCCTGAAGGATGAACAGAAGCGAATATGATGTGAAATACAGAGGCCGCCGGCGCTGGAACGGATCTTATGGGAAGGTCTGGTGCAACGGTGAACTAATTTTTGAAATCCAGAAGTACGAATGCAAAGTAACGGCCAACCGGGAAGATGTGACCTGTGACATCTCCGAAGACTCCAAGATTGTGAGCCTGAAAGGGGAAGGTTCCATGACCATCAAGAGCGTCATCAACCGAAATGTGGCTGCTGTCCTGGAAGAATGGAAGAACGGCCATGATCCCCGGTTCCAGATGACCGGGCTGATTGATGATCCGGATGCCATTGACGGACAGAAGGAACGGGTCAGCATCGACAACGTGTGGTTCAACGAACTGCTGCTGATGGGCTTCGAAAAAGGCAAAGTCGTGGAAAAGGAATTTCCCTTTGGCTTTACCCCGCAGGATGCCCAGTTCCTGGAAACTGTGGAATGAATATCATACTGAGCTGGCTGTGCTGCTGGCTCAGTTCTTTTGACTAGGAGGATAAATCATGGCTGTATCCATTGAAGAACTGATTGCCCGCAAGGAAGAAATTGAAAAGAAAAAGGAAGAACGGTATGACCTGAAAACTTCTATCGGGACCATTACGGTGAAGAAGCCGACTAAGGCATTTGTGGCGGAGGCACTGGAACTGGAAACCGGGTCCGACGAATATACGCTCTACAACCTTTGCGTGGCTCCGTCCCTGAAAGACCATGCCCTGCAGCAGGCTTATGGCTGTGTAGAGCCTACGGATATCGTGGACAAGCTCTTTGAACCGGGGGAAGTGGTGGCTATCGTGAAATCCATCATGGCCAAAGCAGGCTATGGAGAAAAAATCGAAGCGGTCATCCATGAAGAAGTAAAAAACTGATCAGAGAGGACTGGGAGGCGGCAGCAGCTGCTTATCTGGTCCTCCATGGTCACCCTTTGGACTATTTCTTTTCTCTATCTAAAACAGAAAAGCTGTTTTGCTGGGCAGCCATAGAGCAGGAAAAGAAAGAGCAGAAGGAAAGGACAATGGCGATTGCAGAAGGGAGGATGCCTCGTTCATGGCAGACTACAAGCTAAGCGCCACGCTGGAACTGAAAGATAAATTCACCGCTGTGGTAGATAAGGCCAAAAGCGGCATGAAATCCTTTACCAGCACGCTGGAAGGCGCCAGCGGATCCGTTGATAAGACTGGAAGCGCCATGGAAAAAATGGGGCAGTCCGCTCTTTCGGCAGCCGCCAAAGCGGAAAAGGCAAAGCGGTCCCTGGAAGGCCTGAAAGGGACTTACACAGCGACCATCAAAACCAATGATGCTGCTACCGGTACTGTGAAAAAGGTGGCCAATGAGATCAAGGCTCTGACCAACAAGACCCACAGCATCCGGGTCGGTATCCAACAGCAGATTTCTGGGCCTTTGGGGAATATCAAGGGGAAGCTGTCCAATGCGGCCTCCGGATTCCTGTCCGGGCTACCGACTCAGCTGGTGGGTTTTGCCGGCCTGGGCTACGGAGTAGCTGACACCCTGAAAGTCTATACGGATTTCACTCACCAAATGAGCAGGGTGAAGGCCATTGCCGGAGCTACTGACGATGAATTTGCCAGGTTGACGGCAAAAGCCAAAGAACAAGGTATGATGACCCAGTTCACGGCAACGGAATCCGGGAAAGCCATGGAATATATGGCCATGGCCGGGTGGAAAACCGAAGATATGCTGAACGGCATTTCTGGAATTATGTCTCTGGCTGCGGCTTCCGGCGAAGATCTGGGGCAGGTATCCGATATTGTGACGGATGCTCTGAGTGCTTTCAAGCTCCAGGCGAAGGATGCCGGACATTTTGCTGATGTACTGGCCCAGGCAGCCACCAACTCCAACACCAATGTGGGCATGATGGGCTACACTTTCAAGTATGTGGCACCGCTGGCAGGTACTTTAGGTTTCAACATCGAAGATACGGCTCTGGCCATCGGGATCATGGCAAACAGCGGTATCAAGGCAGAAAAGGCCGGGACGGCTCTGCGGTCCATGTTTACCCGTATGGCTGCACCCACAAAAGAATCCAGCTCTGCTATGGCGGAACTGGGCTTTTCTATGACGGATTCTACCGGCAAGGTGAAAAACCTGCGGTCCATCATGAAAGAGCTGCGGAAAGACTTCAAGGGACTCAGCAAAATGGATCAGACCAGGCTGGCCAAACAACTGGCCGGTGAAGATGCCATTTCGGGGTTCCTGGCTATCATGAATGCCAATGAATCAGATTGGAAAAAACTGGAGACAGCCATTGACCATTCCCAGGGCGCGGCAAAAAATATGGAAAACATTTCCACATCCAATCTCTGGGGATCCATTAAAAGTTTGCAATCCGCATGGGAATCCGTGCAGCTGTCCTTTATGAGCCAGGGCTCCGGCAACACCATCAAGGAGTTTGTGGACGCTGCTACCATCGACCTGCGGAAACTGAGCACGGCCCTGAAGAATGGGTTCAAGTTCACAGATGCTGTGGATTTGGCCAAAACCGCTGTGCAGCAGCTCATTGACAAATTTATCCAACTGGATGGGATGGGCTCTGTGCTGGTCGGCGGCACACTGGTATTTGGTCTGTATAAGATCATCAGCCTGTTGAAAAGCTTCAACGGGCTGTTCAAGACCACTACCAAGGCCCTTCCTGGGGCCGGCGGTGCTGGTGCCACTGACATGGTCGTCAATGCCAACAACGTAGTAGTAAACGGTGCCGTAGCCGGTGGCGGAGGTGTTACTCCTGACCCCGGTGGCAAGGGTGGTGCAGGAGCCGGCGGAACTGCTGTGGGTGCCTCTTTGTTGCGCTGGCTCCCTGTAATCGGGACGGGCATCAAGACCATCTACGAAGTAGACAAAGCAGCGGGGCAGGAGGCCAAGACCAGGGCCGGAATCGGCGGCGCGGTGCAAATGGGTGCTGTCGCTGTCGGGACGATACTGGGCGGACCTGCCGGGTCTCTGCTGGGCTTTGGTGCCGGGCAGATGATGAACGATGCCATCCAGAATCCTGCCTGGTCCGGGCTGCGCAGTTCGGCCGGATCCGAAATGTACCTGCAGCCGTCCTATGACGACCAGCTTTCCATGAATGGTGGCGCCAATGGTGACACCCTGGGCAATGGCCAGGATATTGCCTCCCGCTTCCAGGCCGACACGGAGAATTTCAAGAACTGGCTGTTCAGCGACAGCGCACCCAGTGCTATGGACGGCTGGAGTGATTCCATGGATGGCGTAGCCGACCGGTTCAATCAGGATTGGGAGACCATGAAGCAGACTGCCCAGGACAAGTTGGCCGGTATCAGCAGCTTCATGGAGCAGACCGGCAGCGATATTGACGGCCAGGCCGATGACATGCGGGAGAATCTGCAGAACGCATGGGAGGATATCAAACAGAGTGTGGCCGACACCACCAGTGAGTGGGGTGGCTATGTAGATGATGTGGTATCTACCATTGAAGGAGCCCTGGAAGGACTGAAAAGCAGAGCTGCTGGCATCTGGGCAGATATCAAAGAATCAGCTGCCAGCGCCTGGGCTGATATCGGTGCCAAAGCGTCCGGAGCCCTTGCCGGTGCTCAGAGCTGGTTTGCAGGGACGTCCCTGGGCAAATGGTGGGATCATAATGCTACCGGATCTGAGTACTATGCCGGAGGTTTGACGGAAGTCAACGAACACGGCGGAGAAATAATCGACCTACCAGGCGGTTCCCGGATTTACCCCCATGCTACTACTGAAAGGATGCTGGCAAAGCAATTCGCCCAGTCCGCACCTGGAGGGGTCCCGGTGGTCAACATCAGCGGGAATACCTTCGTGGTGCGGCAGGAAAGCGACATCCAGCAGATTGCCTATGAACTGGCACAGCTGATTATGCAGGGGCAGGAGAACTATGGAGGTGGGCTTGCATGAGTACTTTTGGAACAGCACTGAATGTGCTGTCAGCCATCCTGAATGGCATGAATATGGTCAGCACCCGCCGGCAGATCCTGGTGAAGTCTGAGCAGTTCGGGGAAGTCATCATCCCGGTGACTCCCTCCAAGTACCAGCTAAGTTCTGGACAGAAAAACAAGGTAGTAGACATCACTCGGGTGGGGGAAGCGGTGATTTTCGGGATGCCCAAAGCGCGCACCCTGACCTTCTCCAGCTTCTTTCCCGCCCAGACCCACGAATACCCCTTCACTGTAGATGACTCCAAGAGCCCTGCGGAGCTGGTGGAGTACTTCACCAAGGTGAAAGAGGCCAGGAAGCCTGTGCGGGTGATTATTACAGACAGTCCCGTCAACCTGATGATGGGGCTCATGGGCTTCAACTACTTCGAGAAGGACGGGACGCGGGATATCTACTACGAACTGTCCTTTACGGAGTACAAGGACCTGAACATCCCGACGGCCAACAACAATAAGCCGGTGGACGAAAACACCGGGCTGAAGAAACGGCCGGAAGGGGACACGCCCAAGAAAGTAACCTGGCAGAAGAAGGCAGGGGACTTTCTGGACGCAACCAAGAAGGCCTATGGTGACTACAACCATTGGCGCAGGGTCGTGAAGAGCAACAACCTGGGCTCTCTCGTGATCAACAATGCCGGCCGGATCGGAAAGATTCTGGGGAAGAAATTATGATCATCAAACATAAGAGTATCAAAACAGAAACGACCACCGACAGGACCGGCAAGAAAACCACTAAGACCACGGAGGCCATGGATGACCTGTCCACTCTGACCATGGGGAAGATTACCTGGGAAGGTTCCCGGCTGCAGGTGGCCAGGCGGCTGGAATTCCAGTACGCCCAGGACGCCCGGGACCCGAACCTGCCCAACTACGTGATCAACTGCGGGGAGACCGTCTACGGCTACGACGAAGATGGAACCCTGCAGTTCCAGGGCAATGTATATTCCGTGGAAAAGAACGTGCAGGCTTCTACCGTGAAGGTGCTGGCCTATGACAATCTGTTCATCCTGACCCGGTCCAAGACCACCCGGAAGTTCAGCAATATCAAGGCGGAGGACATTGCCCGTTCCATTTGCCAGGAAATGGGCATCAAGGTAGGGAATCTGGCCGAAACGGGGATCAAAGTTTCCTTCATCGCCCAAGACAAAACGGGCTATCAGATCATCATGATGGCCTACACGGAAGCTGCTGCCCAGATCAATGCCAGTAAAAAGGAAGGTGAGCCGGACGTGGTGTTCCACCCGGTGATGGATGGGGACAAGCTGGACGTGATCAAGAAAGGTACGCTCATCGAGAATTTCGAGGCGAACCAGTATTCCAACATTATGAACAGCCGGTACAAGGAATCCATCGAGAAGGTGGTCAACAAGATCATGCTCACGGACCAGCAGGGCAATGTGACGGGCTATCAGTCCAAGGACGACTCCATCAAGAAGTACTCCATGGTACAGGCGGTCTACAAGCAGAACCCCAAGAAGGCCATGAAAGACCAGCTGACTAAGATTTTCCATGGGCCGGACAGGACGGGCATCCTGGAGATGCTGGGGGATTACCGGGCAAAGTCGTCTTACTCCATCAAGATCAGCGATATCCTGCCGGAAATGACCGGGAAGTTCTGGATTAAATCAGACAACCACACTTTCGAAAACGGGATCCATACCATGAAACTGGAAATCGAATTCGAGAACCTGATGAACAAAAAGGAGCTGACTGACTCTGAAAGGAAGGTGTAAGCC